TAGTAATACTCACTTTAATACTTGCAATTATTTCAATAATAGGGTATATAATATGAACATGAGAATAAAATTTAAAAAACCTAATATAAAAAAAATCTTAAAAAGTATTGGGAAATCTATCTTAAACACCTTTACAGTGGTTACTATCATTGGTGGTGGTACATTAGCATTTGCTAGTTACATTAATCCAGCGTTATACATAGCAGAGTATTTTCCTCAGTTACAGTTAGGTGGTTATACTTTGGAAACCCTTTACAAAGATGTTAAGTGGTGGCAAGAACAAGGTTATATAGCATGGTCTGTATCTGGAGGGATGATTGTTCTAGGGTTAGCTATACACATAAGAAGTATAGGTAAATTAATCCGTGCAATTAAATCTAGTCCAAGGGCTATACTAAATGCTCCTGTAAATACATACAGAAAGCTAAGAGCCGGGAGGGATTGGATATTTGATAAAGTAGAGTATCTTAACAGCGAAAGTAAGAAGTGGAGAACAGCTTTTAATATAGCCAAATCTCCTTATACTTTACTTAGAGCATTAGGCTTTAGTCCACAAATGGCTCTCGGTTTACTAACAATTGGTGGTTCTGTTGGTGGCGGTGTAGTGGTAAATGAAACTGTACTTAAAGACAGAACATTTGAAAATGGAGATGCTGGAATATATGCAGCTCCACACAATATACCTTCAGAAACTCTTGAGTCAGCTATGATGTTTAGAAAAGAAAACAAAGAAGATAATACTTTACGAATTGTTCTAGCAAGTACTCCTGTATCTGAGATAGGAATCTATGATGTTACTATAGGTACAGCATATACATCATCTACTTTACCTAGTGGTAAGACTGAAGCAGTATTAGTTGAAGGAACAGATGTGTCTGGTGGTACGGCTACTAGGCTAGAGATTGGTGAATTAATATTTGAGAAGTCCAGATGTAAATCCTTAGACTTTTCAGATATAAATGCACACACAATTAATATTATTGGCAATGCTAGTGATGGACAATCTATTTCTCAAACAGCAGGTACTGCACGAATGAGAGCAATAGGTGGTGGACATCATCAAGCACAGGCTATGGTAACTAAAGGTGGATTATACGACAGGATATGGATTGATGCTCCTAATAGTGGAGTAAATGGAAAGGTAGATAAACTTATACTATCTAACCTTTGGACAAAAGGAGGAAGTTGTACCCTAAGACAAATGGACATAGGTACACTTACTATACAATTAAATGAAGTAGGGCAGGGCAATGGCTTTGACTCTAAAGAATTTACTGTAGCTACTACTGTTACAGCAGCAGTATGGAATGTTACAGGTAATGTGGAGGTATATATAGCAGAACCAGCTACACAATAAAAATAATGGGAGAGGGTTTTTTGTTCATTCCTTTTGAAGTTGATAGTCGTTCTAACTTACTAGAAAATTTTACCTCTCCCTGATAAAAAAAAGATAGGAGGTTGTCTCCTTTAAAGTACCCTCCTATCTTAAATTTAGAAAGAAAATGAAAAAGAAATTTAAAATAGCATTAAGCACAATAATACTTACTACCACAGTAAGTTATCTCGTACAGCATTGGTTTAAACATAGTGGACTAGAAGATAAGACACTTAACAAACTAGATGATATCAAAGACATATTCAAAGGAGGTAAGTAATGAATTGGATTGCAAAAATTAGACCACAGATATTCCTGGCTATAGTTATATTAGGAGCTATATCTTTATATGCTCTTAAAGTAGGTCATGTAGAAGTGGCAACTGCTACTATAGGTGGATTGATTGCTTTAGGCATGAAAGTATTAGAGGCAGATTAATGTTTACTTATAATTGTGAAGTTACTTATATAGTTGATGGAGATACATGCGATGTTAAAATTGATTTGGGATTTAAAATCTTTCATATGGCACGTGTTCGGCTTTACGGGATCAATACCCCTGAGTCAAGAACCAGAGATAAAGAAGAAAAGTATAGGGGTCTTCAAGCAAAAGCTAGATTTGGCGAACTTGTCAGAGAAAAAAACCTACGCCTTGTTAGCCATGATAAAGGAAAATACGGAAGAGTCCTTGGAGAAATACTCGTTGAACGAGGAGAAGAATGGGTAAGTGTAAATAAACAGCTTATTAAAGAAGGTCATGCAGTAGAATACTTTGGAGGTAAAAGAAGATGAAAAATCTCATGCAGGCTTACAATTTAGTTAAGAAATATGGTCATGTTATAGGCATGGTTGTAGAGCTTTTGGTGATAGTGGAAGAAAGTGGGAAGGATAAAAAACTTACTAAACAAGAACGAAGTAAGATAATGAAAAAGCTATGGCAAATTGTAAATACAGTCAAGAAAAATCTTAAATAAGAATATTCTGAATTTCGTTACAGCGTTTAATACAGAGATCAAGATACTCTGTATTGATATCTATTCCTATTGCTTTTCTGCCTAGTCCTAGTGCTACTTTTAACGTTGTTCCGCTACCAGCAAAAGGGTCTAAAACGACTCCGTCTTTAGGGCTGCCAGCTTTAATACAATTCATTGGGATCTCTTCTGGAAACACAGCAAAGTGTGCTTCTTTGTATGGCTTGGTATTAATACTCCATACATCTCTTTTGTTTCTGTGTTTGTATTTGTTGTCTTTTAATCCAGACATTTTAGTTCTTCCAGGAGTGTTGTTAAATTTGTAATCAGGATTATCTCTGTCTCGTTTGTACTTGTCTTGAGAAACAGTAGGCTCTTTAATAGCGTCTGCATCATAATAATATTTTCTTGATTTAGTTAACAGGAATATATATTCATGTGATTTGGTAGGTCTATCTTTAACAGACTCAGGCATAGGATTAGGTTTTTGCCATATAATATCTGATCTTAAATACCATCCGTCTGCTTGTAGTGCAAATGCAACACGCCAAGGAATACCAATTAAATCTTTTGGTTTTAACCCAGGGACTTTTGCTTTGATAGATTTTTCTATTCCTCCGTAAGTTTGTCCCATTTTTGCAGACAAAGTATTTTTATTTGGGGCTGAATATTTGTCAGAATTAGATCCTGCATAACTGTCGCCTAGATTAAGCCAAACAGTTCCTGAAGATTTTAACACTCTGTGTATTTCTTGAAACACTTTAGACATGTTAGCAACATACTCTTCTGGAGTAGGTTCAAGCCCAAGCTGCTCACTTGTTCCGTAGTCTCTCAGCCCCCAATAAGGCGGAGATGTTACAACGCAGTCAACTGATTCTGATTCCATTTGTTTTAATACGTCTATATTATTTCCATGATATAAACTTAAATTATTTGATTGTTCATAAAGTTTCATCTTCTAATGTCTCCCATATTTCTTTTAAAATAATAAAATTATGTCTAACTTTATTGCCGTACCAGTTCTTGTCTGTCTTAGATATAACTCCGTTTTGCATAATCATGTTAGTAGGCGTTATATCTACAGCCTTTAAAAATATCTTTAACATTTCGTTTTTAGATATCTCTTCTTCAAACAACTCTGGATGTTTACTTGGTTCTCCGCAGCTCATACTACCTCCTTTAATTTAATTCTATGTATACTTGATACAACACCCAAGATATCCATATGATTGCTAAAATCCATAATGCTAGTCTTGGTCCCATTTAATTCTCCTTATAATATAGCCCTAGATATTAAACCTATGGCATATTCCTTATCTTTTTTGTCTTTCCATTCATGTTTGTTTAAATCTGTAAGTATTTCAGTCAACCTGATCCTGCTAACTTTAGATTGGTCAAACATATACATTCTTCCAAACAAAGTAATTGTCTGTGTCTTTGCGTGCTCATTCATTTATTCATCTCCTTCTCTTGCTGATTCTGAATCCATTAATAATTCTTTTGCACATTCGTTACATAAATAATAACCATCTGTTTCTAAAAATGAATCCCCTAATCTTTCATGACATCTATCGCATTTCATTTGTCCATCTCCTTTATTTTAATTATGGTTTTCGAATCACCTTTTTTGCACTGTTCAAACTCTCCTACAATGCGTGCTACAAAGGTAGGGTTGTCGTCTTCAATGACACCAGAATCTACGATGCCGTCTAATGTGCTTTTCATTCCTATTAAACAATTATCAATGTCAACTTTACGCCAATGATAAAATTTGTAATAGACTTCAAGCTCACCTTGCAACGCAGAAGGATTGTTTTGTTTAGCTTCCAATCCTAATGCGTATGCAACTTCTCTACGGCTTCTATTAAAAATACGTTTTACCACTGGCTTAGACTTAGAGTTACCTCGTATCTGAGCCGGTGGTATATCGTATAGTATTATTTCTACCATATGTCTTCTTGGCTAACTAGCCCAGACGAATCGTCTTCGTCTGTTTTATCCCATGGCATAGGGTCGGACTTTTCTTCTGCCTTTTCTTCTGATTCTGGTGATTCAGGTAATTCAAGTCCTTGCTTCTCAAATATCCAAGGCATTATTTCGTTATACGCCTTTTCTAAATAATCTGTAAACGGAATATCATCTTGTGATTTGTTTGATATGTCTACTGATTCTTGAACTTGAGCTCGTTGAAAGGCAAGGTTTATTGCTTGCCCTATACTTGCTCTATTGTTGTAAGCATTATCTCTTTCTTTAGATACACTCACTACCTTTTCTTGAGAAGGTTCTCCTTTCATAACAATATTACTAACTTCTTGAACAGCATAGTTATGATAAACATTTTCATCTTTCTCTACTGTTTTTCTTTCAGTGTGAAACTCTATATAGTCTACATGTGTGACCAATAGTGATCCAAACTGTTCAGCATCTGATGTGTCAGAAACTATTGCTGCAAAATCGTTATGATTTAAGAATTTATCTATTGCTGCTTCGTTCCAAACATCAACTTTTGCTGGTTGCCCTCTTGAGTCTACTACAAAAGGTTGGCTGTTTGCCGGTTCTTTAATTTGTAGTTTCAACATTGGACCTCTTTCAGGTACATCGTACCCAATAACTTTAGCTTTTATTTTAGCCATTTTATTCCTCCGTGTTTTTTATAAATTCCATAACTTCTTCTAAAGAAAATAGCTGCCTGCTGTTTTTGCCTTTGCCAGGCTTGTAAGCTCCTACTTTAGAAAATGGATGGCTGTCATCAGCCTTCCATCTTCTAATTGTAAGAACAGTACATCGCAGCATGTCTGCTACTTCTTCTATCGTTAGGAATAATTTATTTGATTGAGTCATAAATCCTCCTAATTGTTGGATAGTTTTATGTAAAAGTGTAGCTTTGTAAAAAACAAAGCTATGCGATTGTCTGTAGCTACTACTTTGTCTAAAATATACCCTTGGTTATTTTGAAACTCTGTAACAGCAGACATTTCTCTTTCTATTAAGAAAGCGTCTTTGTCGCAATCAAAGACTTTTATAACATGCAAATGTTCTTCTTTGCCTTGTTTTTCTGGTAAAAAATCAAACAATGACATTGTTATACCTGTACGCTGTTTGGGTATTCACTGTCAAGTTTTGCTACCAGCTGTCTGTGTAAGTCAAAAGCATAATCCATTCCGTGCTGACTTTCCACAGTACAATCATATGTCTTTACACCTTTTACTGATGTAGAAACATTGATTCTTATGCGGTCTCCAGAACTAGTTACAACTGAACTTACAACTTGTGGGGCTGTTTTTTGTACTACCATAACGTCTCCTTTATTTTTTTCTTTCTGTTTTATTTGTTTTATTTAGTGACAACAAAGAACAGGCTCGGGGTACATTAAAGTAACTTTCCCTATATTTAATTATACAAACCTTATAACTAAAGTTACTAAGCTACTTTGTTATCACATTTTTATTTGTTCTATACATATAATATCATATATTATCATTTGTGTCAAGCTATAACAATTTTATTTGTCTTTGAAATTTAAGTGGCTTTGGGTTGTCTTTCATATAACTTAATATATGAGCTATTACCAAGCTAGTGAACCCGTTGCCAATCATTTTGTATCTTTGTGTATCACTCACCCCCTCTGTGTAATTATCTGGTAATGTTTGCAAGCGTTCTGCTTCTTTTGGTGTTAGCTTGCGTACATCACTTTTATTAAAAGGTTTTTTATCTGTTTGTATATGCGTGCCTTGCCACCTAGCATAAGCCCCTGTCATAGTTAACGCTTTGTTTCCGTCTATGGCTGTGTATTTTTTCTTCAACCTTGTCTCGTCACACAAAAACTCTTTTTGTTTCTCAGTCATCCAATACTTAGTATCTATTTTACTTCCACTTGTGCTAGCTGTAAGAGTAGGGTGTTTTCCGTCTGGCAAAGTTATTCTTTCTGCCATTTCAAACACCCCTTCTTTTTCTTCAAACTCTGTGATGAATTTGTCATACTCTTTTAACATAATTTCTGCATTTAATATCTCTTTTAACTTGTTCCATATCTCTGAAGGTGGAATAGAAAACGAGCTGTCTTTTCTAAACCAGTGTTCTGCTTGTGTAAGTGGAACACCACAATGCTTTGCAATATCTCTTGTTGTTATTCCCTTACTTAACTTTGCCATTGATCTACAATCTCTTAACAGCAATACAAATTGTTTGTCTAGTTTGTGTTTTCGTACTTTAACTGTTTGTTTTTCTATCCTTCTATGTATTTTCTTAGTAACTGAAGGAATATGTCCCCCGCCAGATGCGGTCCTAATAGTGACTGATTTATTGTAATGTTCCCGTGGTTCTTTTTCTTTGAATCCCCCGTATATATTAGAGTACATTGGTTCTGTTGCGTCATTTTCTAGTATGTCTGCTAATATTACGCCTAAATCTTCAGGCTGCTTAACTCCTGGTATATTTGTCCAATAAAGTCTCTTACGACTCTGAGCACTTAGAAGAGAACTATTAATTTCAATTGACTCAACTCCTAAATAATCAGATATTATTTTCTTATGTTTGTTTGCCATCCTGACATTTTCTAATAAGAAATATCGTGGCTTAACTTCTTTCAACAAACGGACAAACTCAAAGAACAACACGGATTGAGGGTGATCAAAATTTAATCTGCCATTAGTAGCAAAAGAAAATCCTTGACAAGGCGAGCCCCCGACCATCAGGTGTATGTTACCTAGGTCTTTACCTTTTATGTTCCTTATATCGCCTAATTGGACTGTTTTTGGGTAGTTCTTTTGGGCTATCTGTATCGCATACTTGTCAACTTCGCTAGAATAATAAGTTCCATACTTAATTCCTGCTTGGTTAAGAGCTACTTGCGTACCAGACAATCCATCAAACGCACTAAACACATCTCCTATCTGCATTCATTCCTCCTTATATAAATCACAATTAATATGTCTTTGATATTCATTTGCTTTTAAATATTTATTTGCTTCTTCATCTGTGTCAAAATCCCAACTGAAGATAACATCATCAATAGTGATACCACTATCTTTAAGATTAGTAGACACACCACATCTGCAACAAACAAAATATTTTTCATCATCTAATATTTGACTTAAATATTGACTCATTCATTCCTCCTTTAATTTTCGAATTTTACCGGCAAGCCATGTGATGCCATTCTTAAATGATCTATGTACATTCCGTTATAAACACCTCGTTCTAAAGCCATTATTTCCCTAATGGTTTCTCTGTCGGCTGAATCACCTTGAAAATTTGGGTTAATCACAGCATATCTTTCTATTACTTTAACAAGATATGATTTAGTTATAGGATTTCCCCTAAAGAAACTTTCATAAATCCCGTCTTTGCCATAAAAACCCCATACATAATCTACAAATTCTTTATACATAGGTTTCCTCCTTTAATTTTTCTCTCTCTGTTTTTGTTTACCATCCGTATTTATCTTTTGACTTTTTTATCAAATGACTTTTGCTTAAAGCATTTCTGCTCATGTAATACTTTCCGCCATCTGTGTTTAGCCAACCTATCCCTTCTGCTTTTATTGCTCCTTTTATAATCGCAGCAATAAAATATACCAGCGTGTCTGTATCTACTAAATTAGACACACGATACTTTGGATTTCTTTTTCTGCCAAACGAAAGTCTCGGCACTTCTTTCTTTCTATATCTCACTATTCCTCCTTAAACAATTTCGCTTTCTATACTATCTATTACGTAATCTCCTCTTTCTTTTTCTGTTGCAAACCACATTGCATCTTCAACTTCGGTATAACCATTCTCTTGATAATTAAATCCTCCGTTTATTTTGTCTTTAATTAATGTTGGTTTGTCGTAAGATTTCATAAAGTACAAGCCATGTATGAGTCCGTTGTTGTCTCCTTCAAGCTCTTCGTCATACCAATTAACTTTCTTCATAAAACTGTATGGTCCATATATCTTGCCCATAATTTTTCTCACCTCCTTTAATAAAAAACAGAGAGGAGGACAAAGGTACAGCCTCCTCTCTACAATAAAGGGTATAGGGTGAGTTAATCCCTATACGTTTTATTACGTTTTTTGCAGGGTTTACCTTTTTTGCTCATGTCTGGTAAGTCTTTTATCTTTAGTATACCTAACACTATGCCCCCACTCAACTTTTGTTTTTGTTGGCTAAACATTACGTCATTCCCTTTCACTATATAACAGCCAGGAAAAGGCTTGTCCCCGTTAGCATTTTTGTATGTTACATGTACGTGTAGTAGTCCATACTTCTTTGCTCTCCACTCAGCTATCCCTATCGACTCTTCACCTTCTCTTCCTAACCACATAGGAGAATGAATTTCGTATACATAGCCTTGATTTATTTTAGCCATGTTGCCTCCTAGTAACTTCCTGTTATATAAACACACCCTGTTTCTTCGTAACCAGATGAGCCTGTAGGGTAAATGTCTACTCCTATCGCAAACAAGTTCCCATCATCTACGCACTCTCCGTCTTCAAAACAATGAGGCAATATAACAGGTAGGCTTTTGTCTTCAATTTTTTGAAGTTCTTTTATTAAGTTTTCTACAGTCATGTTACCTTCTTTGTAAATGTTTAATTCTTTCTTTCTTTACAGCTTTGTCCTTGTCTGTAAGTTTACAAACTCCTAGAACAAAAACAACTTTGTTATTTCTTTCTACGTCTTGTATTGCCACATGGAAATCTTCTGTTAAGTTTCTTGAATACATGTGACTACGCAGCCTAGCTTGAACTTTTCTTGCTTCTTTTAAAACTTTATATGAGCCGACTAACTTGAAGTCTCCTTTCTCTAAAAGTTTAAAATACTGGCTGTAAATTTCTCCTTTTGCACGACCAAAAACATACTTATAGTCTAATCCTTCCATCAAACTATCGTATGATACGTCATTACTTAATGCAGGTGTTACGTTGTTCATCTTTTTTACCCCCTTTAATTTGAACTTAAGTTAATAAATTAATCTTGCTCGTAAAATTGCCAATGCCATTTCACCATATCAACTGTCACATCATCTATCCTTTTCCCGTGCTTGTCTTTAGCCCCTTCTGACATTAGGTAAATCGCAATTTGTGCTATCTCTACTAAGCTATTAGAAACTCTGTATTTCTTCCATGATTTGCCTACTTGTACGTAGAGCATGAACCATTCTGGAGCATAACTATTGTCAGCATCTTGATCTCTCAAGACTATTAACAATCCCCATGCTTTATTGTACAAACTTGCAACTGCCCATGGAGATATCATATTTTCTCCTGACTCTGCAAAATGCTTTGAGTCTTCAAAGCCCATGTTATGTAATATAAACTGAGCTCTGTCTACTGACTCTATGTCTTCTGCTGCTATCAGCTCGCTTGTTTGTCTTGTAAAGTTTCCGTGTAGTACAATTTCTGTTGCCATGTTTTCCTCACCCCCTTTATTTATTGAATGTGTGTTTCTACCAAACCTCGCATCTAAATAACTGGAAATACGTCATTACTTACTTCTACTTCTGGGTCATAACATCCGTATGCAAATGCTCCCGCATCATTCCCTTCATCATCTATCTGTGCCATCAAGTAATACTTGTGCTTTGATCCAGGTTTTCTCAATTCTAGTATTGGAGCTTTACTATACCATCCCAATCCTTCCTTTTCTTCTTCAGCCAAGTATCTTGCCCCAATAATAGTAAAACCTACTAACTCTTCGTGTATTTTCTTGTCCCAATATGGAACTACATTACCTTTTTTAAATTCTTCGTCTATCTGTTTATCAGTTAAACTCATTTATCTCACCTCCTTTAATTTGAACTTGGGTTGATAAAATTATTTGTTTTCTAATTTTTTCAAACTATCTGCTATATCTTTCAGAGAATTTGCCATGTCTACTGTTAGGTAGCTTTTGTCTAGGTTATTAATTTGATTTGCTATATCAAGTAACCTCTCATCAGTTTTTCTAGTAAGACCTTTAATAGCATTTGTTATTCTGCTTATCCCCCTTATCCCCAACAAAATCTCGTCATCAGTCATAACTTGTCTCACCTCCTTTAATCTATGAATTTGGGTTGATAAAATTATTTGTCGTGAACAGATTCACCCCATACCATATCTCCCCTGTCTACTTCATATATAGTTTTGATATTACAGTCTTTAGACTTGCACTCTAATGCTATTATTTCTAACTTAGAGTCGTCATCTGGAGCTGCATACCCTACTATCTCCACCTTATGATACATGTGTTCTGATAATTCTTTAAAACTTAACATGTTATCTCCTATTAATAATAATTTATTCTTCTTGTTCGTGCTTACAATACTTACAACTGTCTTGATTGTCTACGTCTGTAATGTGAACATTCCATACGGATGGGTCAACTTCATTCTCTTCTAAAAATTCAACAGCTAATTCAACGCTGCTAAACTTTATCAATTCATCATCTTTCCAACACGTAGGATCTGCCCCATCAACTAACGCAACCATTCTTCCATTTATTGGTGAATCTTGCGATACAATGAACTGCATAACTTGTCTCCTTTAATTTTTTCTCTGCTTTAATTATAAACTGGTTGTCAATTTACTCTAGCCAACCTTCGCCTTCATGTCCGCCTTCAATAGACACATACCATTTTATGTCTACATATGGAAACATCTTCTTAAGTTTCTTGTAAACAGGATATGGCGGACCCCAAGCTGTTCTAAACCAATAGGTTATACTTGTAGGTCTGTGACCTTTTAGTCTGTCTACTTCAGCATGTACTTCTTTAGGATCAGTGTTCCATTTAGTGTCCCAATTTTCGTAAGCCCAATCGTACCAATTGTCTGCCCCATATTTTTCTTTCCACTCTTCTCTCATCTGTATTGGCACTGGCACTACGCCATCGTCAGGAAACGGATCTATTGAGTTCTCCTTCACCGCTACATCTTGATTCCACCACAAGTCTGTTTTGTCTCCGTAAATTGTTTCCGCACTGCCTCTACTTACCTTTTTAAGTACTTCAGGCATTGGAATAACTGCGTCAAGACTAAACTTGTTGTCATCTTTTCGCACTGCGTCTACTATCTGTCCCAACTCGTCATTAGACTTTGGGTCTACAGAAAAGTACACAGTGTTGTCACACCAATTTGGCATAATTCTCACCCCCTTTTATTCTGTGAACTTGGATTGATAAATTATTTATTTCTTTCTTGTATTTCATCCCACATTTTCTTAGCAGTTTTTTTAGCAAGATTTTCAACATCAGGCATTGGTAACTCTATAACAGGTATGTCATTTAGTCCTCTGCTAAAAAACTCATCGTTAGCTTCTGCGACTCCGTTGTAAACACCTTCGCAGTACTCGCCAGACGGGTCTGTTTCTTCAGCATAACCATTGTTTCTTCTGCCTACTATTTCCCAATTGTAGATCTCGTAAACACCATGATCGCTACTTGTGTCTAGTCTGTCTATGTTACCTACACCGACTGACAGCGATCCACCGAAGTAATTACAGATGATTTGAGTTAGCCTTGCTAATCCGTAGTCATCATCTCTAAGTTTCTTGTCTCTAGCATACTTTAGAAACGCTTCTATTGAAGGTCTGCCGCCATTCCAATGGACATAAATTGCCACATCTCTCCACTTTTCTCGGTTAGATATTACAGCTCTGTTTCCCATGTCTATCTCACCCCCTTTAATCTATGAATTTGGGTTGATAAAATTATTTGTCGTTTAATAATAATTCATTCTTGTAAAAACTTTACTGCTTTCAAAGAGCCGTCTTTATTTTCTACTATCTCTTCAAAGCCTGTGTTAGCAACAATAAAGTATCTGTCTGTTTTACTTTTGTACTGCTCTTCACTTGCTTTTACAAGGATAATATCACCAACACTCATAGAAGTTTTAGGTGTTATGTCTAACTTTTTACCTAGATTTTCTATAAGTTCTGACGCTTCTGCATGAGGATTCCAGTTTTCTCCTTGCATAGCTCTATAAACTTTCTCAAGCCACAATAAAATTGTGTTATCGTCTATGAAGCCTAGGTTAGGGCTGTCAATCGTGCCTATCTCATAGTAACAATCAAAGATATTGTCGTAATTCTTATCTTTAAGTTGTTCAAAGTTACCATAAATAGCTCTACCCATCCCTTTACAATCCCAATCCAGATAACGTATCGCTACGTTTCCATCACCTTTTGTCAGTATTGGGCAGTATATTCTCGCTTGATTCAAGTTATCGTATTTAAATCCAGGAACCACTTTACCACTTCCAATGTTGAAAGAACTTTCCATTTATCTCACCCCCTTTATTTATTGAATCTAGTACAAATTAAAATGTACTTGTTAATAATGTTTGTGATTTATTGCAGGTTCGCCATAGAAATACATATCTCTTTCTACGCCTAATCCGAATACCGGGTCTCTTATTTCTTTCAATTCTTCTAAAGAAAAAGACCCTAGTTCTGTTTCTATCCCATGAACGCAGCCGAAGAATATTTTGGTTGTCGGATCGTATTCAAACGCATACCATGTCCATCCTGTTGGTGGAAAGAAAAACTTAGCAATAACTCTCGTGTCTTCTAACTCTTTTTCTGAAGTATCGCCTTGTTTCTCGAACTCTTTTTCTAACTCTTTTGTGAGTAACATCATAACTTATCTCACCCCCTTTATTGTTTTAACTTTGATTACTACCGAACCTCTCATCTTATCTATCTACATGCACAATCGCACTTGCTATCTTCGATTTCAATAGTGATACACATGTGATCTTCCATGCTATCTCCTACTTCAGCCATTACTTTAGCTTGTAAGTCATAATCGCCAGGATCTTCTCCTCTCATTGTTCTTGAAAGAAAATCATACGCAGGCATAAGACAATCATCACAAACATCATAGCTTTTCTCTTGAAGTGTCATATCTTCTCCTTTTTAACTTTGATTGCTACCGAACCTCCCTTCTATTTCCATTTAAAAATCGTATCTCTTATCCTTTTGATATCTTGAATATCTGAGTCGGGTCTCTCTCTGTCTGGCAAACTCTCCATGACAGTCAATCCGTATTGGATTACTTCATTCATTACAAACTTTCCACGAAGTGATGTTGCAAACTCTTCCATGTCGCTTATCTTAACATTTTCTATGTGTTTACAATCTTGCACTAACTGATCTACTATCTCTTGCAAATCTTTACTGTTTTTTGCAGTTACAATATTGATATCAACAGGATCGTTTTTCATTTGTATCTGTAATTCTAAATCCATGCTATCTCCTATCTAGTCTCTCTCTTTTTTTTATAAACAGTACACGGGTAGGAAACAGAAAGAAATAACCTACCCATGTACTTATAAAAATTAAATCATTTTATCCTGGTTTTTCTTTCAAGCCAGGATAAGTAACTATAAAAGGGCTGATTTAATTTTTAATTTTTTTATCTTCAATTTTATCTTACCCATGACAAAATACATTGTTGTTGTATTCCAGGATTTGTAACCAATAATTTTATATTTCATGTTTAATACCTTTAATATAATAATACGTGTCGTGAGTGGACTCACGACATTAAAAAAAGACGCACGAAACAATAAATTTTATTTCGTGTTGAATTGTGAATAATTGAATATTGAAATTTACCACTATGAATAATTGTTCTTTATTTCGTAGTTACTTTTTGGGAATTTTGAAAAATGAATCTTCATAAACTATTGATTCATTTTCTTTAGCCTTTTTTGTAACCTTTTTAGCGTTTGATTTATCAACTGATTTTCTAGCTTTTTGTTCGCTTTCAGTTAAAGAATCTTTTTTGTTTTTGTTTAGTGGTTTCATATTATCGTTTCTTAGTTTGTTTATAGTAGTAATATTTACACCACTTGGAACCTTAACGGAATAGATATTGAAATTAAACTTTCCACTTGGTTCAAACTTCAAATAATACAAATATGTATTATCCTTTTTGATTTTACCTTTTGTTGTTTTGGTTAAATCAATATGGTTTGAATGTATGTAGTCGTTAAACTCAATACTATTTAGCCTTTTATAGTTACCACTTGTTGAAGTCTTAGTTATAGCCGTTTGTTTATCCATTTCGTTTATATTTATATGTTCTAATATGTACACATAATTATAAGGATTATTTTGACCATTTTTACTGCCAGGATTCTCTTTAGTATCGGCTGAATCTTCATAACCAAATTTTGTATTTAGTTTTTCAATTTCAGCTTTGTATTTTAGAAGTTCTGTCTTAAATGGTTTTAAAATGTCTGATAATTCTTTTTTCACTGTAAATTTTTCTTTTGAAAATTCAATGTATGAATCAGAATTATTTTTCATTTCTTGACGGCTTAATTTCGTTGCTTGATAACCAAATTTTTCAAGTAATGGTATCAAATTGGCTTTTAATCCGTTGTTAAGTCCTACCACTTCATTATTACTAGATAATTGATATTCGAAAATCTTAATAATTAAATCAAGTTTTTCTAACGAATAATCCATATCTGAAAATAACGTTAACGGAATGTTCATAATTAGATTTTTGATTCCTTTTTTGTACTGTTTGGTCATGTTATTTATAGTGCTACCGATTGAATCGTTATAGTTAGAATTCGCTTGAAAACTAACATTAACGGACTCAATACCATATGACTCTAAATTATAACCAAAAACGGATTTGTCAACGATTCCTAAATTAACTAACTCATCACTAGTAATTTTTTTATCGTTTTTATACCCTTTTGTACTTAGTGTGTAGTACAAGGAATTACCATTCATGGAATTTTGAAAACCTAGTACAAAACCTTGAAAACTTTTACTGTATGAATCATTCAAATTTTTGAAATATTCCATTTTAGATTTCATTAGTTTATGATCTTCTAGGTTCTCTATACCTTTTGTTGATAATCCTACATTTACCTTTTTTAACTCTGTTAACTCTTGTAGTTTCATGTTTTTACCCTTTATTTTAAACTTTTATAATTTTAAATTTTGGGTAAATTTCAATATTCAATTTTTAAAGAACAAATATTATTTGTACAAGTCAATAAATGACTATGAATCCATTATATATGACATATGACGTTGAGTCTAGTTTTGAAATTGTCGTGAATGGACTCACGACAAAAGGCTATTTTTTAGCGTGTTTTATGAAGGGTAGCCTGGAATTTTAAAGGCTTGAAAAATACAGCGTTAAAAATAAAAAAATAAAAGCGATAAATTACTAAAAAAAAGAATCACTATTAAATACTATTAAAATAATGCGTTGAATAAATTTGAATAAAATTGAATAAATTTTGAATACTTTTGAATAAACGTTGAATAGATTTGAAAAGAATTTGAAAAGAATTTGAAAAGATTTGAATAAAAATTGAATCGCCCGTTCGCCCGTCTTGATTTCCCATGCAGTCGATGCCGTTAGTGATATCGGGTGCATGGCTTGGGGGAATGGTATGTGGGTAATGTATACCCTTGACAGAATTTTTTTACAAAAAGGCGTTTCCCAGAGTAGCTTGTGTGAGTTTTGTGGGACTTGCATAAAAACAGTTGTCAGACCTTTTTATTATGAAAATATTTACAAGTCCCGTTAATAGTATAATTTGTGAAGGTGTAGAAGTAAAGCGTTCTGGGGAGCGTTTTAAAAGAGATTCTCTCCGTTACTATTCTTTTAAAAAGTCCCCCCTACCCCCCACGGATTTTCGTGTGGGATAAAAAGTATTCTTTTAAAGATAGTTGCCCCTTCTGAATGAGATTTCAAGTTACCCTTTGCCAGTTTAACGAGTCCAGATTCCACTTATGTTCTGTATTCTGTAGCCTAAGTTTCGCAATATCTATCTTGCCCCGCTACGTTTTTTATTAAATACTTCACGCAGTTTTTGGTAAGTCAGACATACGCAATGGAGGTCTGACATTTGCTTATTAGCAAATTTGTAGTAATATATTAATACTATTATTAATATTTTGCAAGGTTTTTAATAAAAAATGGCAAAAAAAGAGTATATTCCTAAAGTAAAACCTGTAAAAAAGATGGAAACCTTTATAAAGTTACTTGAAGAGTCTGGTAACATCACTTTATCAGCAAAAAGTGCAAAAGTTTCTACTCCAACTTTGTATTATTACAGAGAATCTGATGAAAAATTTAGACTTTCATGGGAAACAGCCATGGAAAGATGGTCTGATAAGATGGAAAGTGAGGCATTTGCACTAATTGGGGAGCAATTTAAGGAAAAAGATTACAAATCTAACCCAGCATTGTTAATATTTTTGTTAAAAGGAGCAAAACCTAACAAATATCAAGAACATGTACAGCAAGATACCACTGCAATGAAACTCATAGATGAACTAAAAACCTTTGCAGTAGAAGAAAAAAAGAAAAAAAAGAAACCCTCTGTCCCTAGTAAAATGAACGTAGCTATTAACGAAGCAAATAGGATTTTAAAAGATAAAGGCGTCAGCGAATGAGCACAGAATCGACTACAGCGACTAAATTTGTGTTTGAAAAGGTAGGTTACAAGCCTACAGAAGCACAAGAACCTATAGTTTATTCAGATAAAAGGTTTGTTTTGGTAGCTGGCGGTGAACAAGCAGGTAAAAGTTTGGTAGCCAGCAAGTTTTTATTGTCTAAATGGACAGAAACTAAAGGTCCTGCGTTGTTTTGGTTGGTTGCAGCCGATTACGAAAGATCCAGAGCAGAATTTATGTACTTAGTAGACGATTTTGCAACACTTGGAATACTAAAAAAAGCATCCAAACGTGTAGATCCTGGCAGGATAGAACTTGCAGATGGCACTGTTATTGAGACAAAATCAGCTAAAGACCCAAGAACTTTAGCTATGAGAGCACCAGATGGTATTATAGGCTGTGAAGCATCACAGTTAGATTTAGAAACATTTTACAGATTACGTGGTAGATGTGCTCCAAAAAAAGCATGGATGTTTCTAGGCGGCACTTTTGAAGGCTCATTAGGGTGGTATCCACAGCTATTTTTAGCATGGCAACACGGAACAGACGTAGAAAAAGCATACTCTTTGCCGTCATATACCAACATACATTTTTACCCTGGAGGAGAAGATGACCCAGAAATTAAAAGATTGGAAAAAGACTCGTCAGACGATTTCTTCAAAGAAAGAATCATGGGAATCCCTAGCCCTCCACGCGGGCTCGTATTCCATGAGTTTAGAGCAGATTACCATGTTAGAGAAGTCGAATATATACCGAATGAGCCAGTTCATTTGTGGATTGATCCCGGGTATGCAGGCGGATACGCAGTTGAAGTTGTCCAGATTATTGACGACCAAATATGTGTCGTTGATGAAATATATGAAAAAAGTCTTATAACAGAAGAAATTGTAGACATGGCAATGGATAAACCATGGTGGAAAGATGTCCGCTTTGGTGTAATTGATGTAGCAGGGTATCAGCATCAAGCCATGTCTGCTCCCGCAGAAGTATGGTTAGACAAAGCTGGATTGTATATGGCATCACAAAAAGTAAAAATTAATGACGGAACAGAAAGATTAAAGTCTATGTTAAAAGTAGACCCTAAACACCATAGACCCAAGTTAGTAGTTAACCCTAAATGTAAAGGGCTGTTGTCAGAGTTTGGGGCAGCTCCAAATCCGTTTGACGGGCAGACAAGAGTTTATAAATGGAAAACAGATCGAGACGGAAACATAGTTGGCAATCAGCCAGAAGATAAGTATAATCATGGAATTAAAGCCTTAATATACGGGTTGATTGATAGATTTGGGTACAGTCACATAGAAAATATGGATCGAATTAAGGTAAAGAGGTGGTAACTTGGCAAAAAGAATAAAAGCTGAAGATATAATTAACAAAGTTGAAACACATTATGATTCCACAGAACCTTTGCGTTCCAGAATGGAAACAGATTATTCACTGTACAGATTAGACCCGTATGACGCAGGTGACGGATATCACTCATATACATCCAACGAACCATCAACTTACGCAGATAAAATAATATCTTTTTTAACTTCGTCTGAAATGATAGTCAGGATACCAAATGTTAGCGAAGAAAGAGAAGCCAGAGAAGCCAATAACACTAAAGAAAGATTCTTCTTAGGCTCACTAAGACAAGCAAACGAAAGATTAACGAAACAACTAAAACCATCAATTAAAGCACAATTGTCATGGTTTATATCACTTCGTGGATGGTATGCTGGTCGTGCTCTGATAATGAAAAAAGACGACCAAAGTTACGTGGACATTTCCCCATGGGACCCAATGCACACATATTGGGGAACGGGAGATGACGGATTAATGTGGGCGTGTCATAAAGTAAAAAAATCTAAAGATGTTATAGAATCAGAATACAACGTTAAATTAACCAAAAACGATAACTATGAAGACTGGTTAGATGTGTACGATTACTATGACAAAGAAATTAACATGGTGGTTTTATCTAACGGAAGAGTGGTAAAAAAAGCTACACCACACGGCTCTCCAAGAGTTCCTGTTTTTCTAGGACCTGTCGGAGCAACACCAATGATACAAGCATTAAACGACCATGTTCCAATAGACGACACTATAGCAGATCATGGAGAATCTGTATTTAAACATAACAGAGATAGCTACGAAAATCATAACTTTATGATGAGTGTTATGCTGGAACTAACAGCAAGATCAAGAAAACAAGGTCTCAAAATTACATCAAGAGATGGAATGAAAACACTAGACGAAGACCCTTACAAAGAAGGCACAGAAATATCTTTGGCTCAAGGAGAAAATGTAGAGCCATTAGGATTACTAGAAGCAGCCAGAGAAACCGGTGCATACATGGGACTTGTGTCTGGAGAAATGCAAAGAGGATCGATTCCGCATAGTTTGTATGGGGACATTCAATTTCAATTGTCAGGATTTGCAATTAATACTTTAAGACAAGGTATAGACAGTATATTACAACCTAGAATAGACGCACTTGAATCAGCATACACTGAAATGTGCATGTTAATAAACGATCAATACATTACAGAGTCTTTTGATGTTATGGAACTTTCAGGAAGAGACATGAATAGAAGTTACTTCAAAGAACAAATATCACCACAAGCTATTAAACAAGCTGGCGATATTGAAATCACGTTTGTTGGTCAGCTACCACAAGACGATATGACAAAGATGAGCATGGCTCAAATAGCCAGAGAAGGTCAAACACCATTGCTACCAGACATATTTATTAGAGATAAAATTCTTGGATTACAAGACACAGACAATATGGAAGATGCAATTAACGAACAACAAGCAGAAAGAATATTACCCGAAGCAGCACTATGGACATTACTTGTTGCTGCAGAAGAAAGAGGTAGAGATGACTTGGCACAGTTTTATTATGGCGAGTTGATACACACATTAAATACTAAAAATTTAGAAAGGCAACAAATAGATATGCAAATGCAACAACAAGCACAGCAGGGAAACATAGGTGAAACAGGAGTACCTCCGCAAGTTCAACCTAACGCTATGCGTGGAGTACCACCGCCAACTCCTAATCCACAGGCAGCTGCATTTGTACCGCCAGGAACTCCTAGACCAGGAGCACAAACAGAAGAAGAAAGATTAGCCAGAGAAGGCTTAGGACCTGAAGGAGAAATATAATATGAATAAAAATGACGTTTTAGCACTTTTAATATCTGGATTGTCAAAAGAAGAAGTTGCAAAAAGAGCAACAGCTAGTTTTGTAGAACAAGATATATACGAAACACCTAAAGATGCTAAATGGGCAGCCCAAGCATTAGTAGACGAAATTTATATACAATTACAATTAGTGTCTGGAGCCGATGCAACTAGCGAGCCTATTTGGGACAGCGAAGTGCTTAGAAATGAAGAGCTTACTTACGAAGATTTACAAAGAACTTCTGCTTTACAAGGATTTTTTACTAAAGAATTTTGGAAAAGAACATTTATAACTGGGAAAAAAACTCCTGCTCCTGTAAAATTTGTTACAGGCACTGACCCCGTAACAGGACAAGCAAAAGAATACAAACTATTATGGGATGAAAAAATTGGTAATTATGTAGACCCTGATAATTTAGGTCCTATTTATGACGTTGTACCATCTTCTGATGAAACAGTAACAGTCACACTTCCAAACGGAGAAAGTTACACCTACAATAAAATTGAAAAAGATTTCATTGATGGGAAAGTTAGTTATGAAGATGCTTATACTCTTGTATTAGTAGATCACTTAGACAAGCACAAAGCTAAATATGGAATGTTTGGTCCAGATGCAGGAGCAATAGATCAGACATTAAGTGGAAAATTGTTTATACCAGGTTCTACTTCAGAAGATACTACATTAACTGCAACAGGAACTTTTAGTGACAGGCTAGCAGCAGCAGAAGCTGCACAATCAGAAAGAGACAGAATAGCTAGAAACTTAAAAAACTATGCACCAGACAGTAATAAAAACTGGCTCGACACTGGTGTTACGCAATCTGAATACAGAAAAAGAATAGATGAAGGTTTTATATGGGATAAAGTTTTAGGATGGATGAATCCCACAGAAGAAAACAAAAACATAGTTCGAAAAGAATTTTCTGAGGGAGACGCTAAAGAATATATAGACAAAACTCCTGTGAAAAAAGTAATAGATAAAAAAGAAAAAAAAGATGATGACACTACTACACCACCCGCAGGTGGGCAACCACCCGCAGGGCAAGACGCAGATACAAAAGCAAAAACAGGTGAAGTTAAACAACAATCAGATATTAAAAGCACTCCTAGTTTTACGCCTAGTGCGGTTACTGAATTACCAGGGTTAACAGGAGAAAGAGCTGCGGAATTAGGAACGTCACCAGCTTCAGTTGCTGCAGGATTACCTTCATTGTTACCCGGCGGAACAAGCCCTTTTGCCCGAGCTACTTACGGAGGAATTTTAAATAATTTATCAGACGCTTTTAAATTAGTGGGCACAGCTATGCCAGGATTGTTTGGCACTGCTGATTTAGCAGGAATGTTTGGAGCAGCAGACGACCCTAGAGCTTTTGCTAAATTTATATCACAAAAACCAGAAGTTTTGAAAGCACAAATTGCAGATTCTTTAAAAAAATTAGAAGAAGTTAAAGAAATAGCTATGAAAGACCAATACAATCCTGCTTTGCTTTCAGGTAGTATAGGTGATTTGTACACAGGATTTGTTCAAAACCCAGAAATAGAATTAAAAACTAGAATGTCTATAGCAGGGTTTGGAAAACCTAAATGGTTACGAGATTCTATAGACCAAGCATATTTAGATAAATATAATCGATCAAGATTAACAAATCCGTTAGCAATAACACAACCAGGTTTTTATTCAGACACGTTTGCAGATAAACCAGACTTGGTTAATCAAGACAATACTGTTTCAGGCAATGATAAAAGTAATACTTTAGGAAACAATACAGGGTCAACACCCGAGCAAGTTCAACAATACGAACTATTAAAAACAAAAAGTTTTCAACCGGGAGATGTAGGAGGACAAGGTCCTGATGAACAGAGTTTGTTAGCAGCAGCCCCAACAGATACAACGGATAGTATGACCGCTTTGAAAACAGCAATGAGTGGTTCAAGCGGAGGTCCTGCTAGTTTGGCATTAGGAAGTATGAGTCAAGCTAACCCAGAAGTAGGAGCAGGAATGATGGGAGGAGGACAACTATCTTCTGCTAAACTTACTCCTTCCCCGCAAGACGCAACTCAAATAGCAGGAGGTACGTTTATTGACCCTACCACCTATTATGATCCAAGGTTTAGACCAGAAACTTATATAAAACAAGGCATGAGTGTTGACGCAGCTAATACTATGGCAAACCAAGCGTTTCAAAATTTCACAAATCAACAAAGACTAGATCAAGGCTTAGTACAAAGAACAGACGCTGAAGGCAATTTGTTGCCGTTTTTTGACAGACCGCCAGTCACTGGTGAAGTGTCACAATCGTTTACTCCGACAAGCGGAGGAACAGAAATAGGAATGGGTGCTCCTCCTGTCGGAGATCCTATTGATGTAGGAGGTGTAGCAGGAAATGTAGCGAAAGCTGCTCTTACTCCAATTACAGCAGCAGGAAATGTAGCAAGACAACTAGGAAAAGGTGTAGTATCAGGCATGAAATCTATAGGACTCCCTCCTTACAAAATACCTACAGGTGCACCGCAAGACGAACGTAATACTTATGATATGTTGCCACCACCAATTCCTGTTCAATCTCCTGAAGTCCGACCCAAAACCCTTGAACCATGGGGTCGTGTTATAGATCCAAGAGTAACGGCAAGGAAACGAGCAGAAGACGAATTAGATGAATTATTAGCAATGATGGGCGGCAGCTATGATGGCGGCAGAGGAGCAATGTAATGGTAGATATAATAGAAGGATTTTCAAAAAAAGACTTAGCAGGAAGAAACAGATATGCCTACGGAACTGGGTTGCAAGGAAGGTTAGCTAGAGAAAGAACTAGACCGACAAACCCGTTTGCAGATTTTTTACCTTTTGGTTACGACCCTACAAATATATACTCAAATTTTGGAGAACAATTTTTAACAGACAATCCACAAATTGCATATTTAAGTTCTCCTACAGCAGAAGCATTTACCAGAGAAGGAATTACAGGCAGAGAGTCTACAGAAGTAGGCGGAGCTATGCGTGGTAGAACTCCGTCAAAAGAAAGATTTTACCAACAAAGTTTTCAAGACATATACCAAGGATATTTAGGCAGGCTTGGAGAAATAGCAAGAGCTGGTCAAATGCCATCATTAGCATTTACAGAATACTTAAGAGGTGACATTGATCCTACTACAGGACAACCAATACAAGGGACTGATCCGTTGAGTCAAAGATATTCAGCTATGAGTCCTTCGGAAAGATCATACTTTGGAGGGTCTACTCAAGCATATGCTCCTAGAACAAGGCAAATATATTATTAAAGGTTTTTAAATGACAACTCCATCTACTAGTGCATTCGTTCCGAGTCCTCCAAGACCAGATTCAGAACTACCTATTAAAAGAGACAATAAACAACCTTTGGGTTTTGGCACAGCTTTAAAAACCGCAGCTAAATTTCCAATAACACCTTTAGTCTCACAAGAAAGGGCAGAAAAATTAATGCCAGGAACTGTATTAGACCCTGTTGCAAGATTTGCTGCTGAATATTTAACAGACCCTATAACATTGGGATTAGTAGGAGCTACAATATTTACAGGAGGTGCAGCAGGACCTGTTACAGGACCGGCGTTAGCAGCTAGAACAGCAGCTAGAGCAGCCGCTAGAGCAGCCGCACCAAAAGGCGTGCAGTTAGGAAGAAATTTGGCACGTACTTTTTCAACTCCAATATTAGATGCCCCAAGAGGTTCTATGGCAGGCAAAGTAGCAACTAGAATTGGCTCTGAAGTAGGACTAGTAGGATTGTCCGCAGGAGGGCAAGCAATAGGAGGAGAAATAGGAGGAACTCCCGGTGCTGTAATTGGAGGATTAGCAGCAGGTATAGGAGGATACAAAGTTATTACAAGAGCTGGTAGAAGAGCAGGATTAACGCCAGGAGATTCTTTAGCAGAAATAACTAAAAAAACTAAATCATTTAACAAAGATCAAGTGATGAGACGAACAACATTGGCAAGTGTTCAAAAAGAATTTGGTTCTGTACAGGATCAGTTTAATAATACATGGTATGTTAAATTTGCAAAAAAATTAAAATTGCCAAAACTTGCTGAAAAATATGGAGTGTTAAGCACTATACCTAACGCTGCAAGACGATTTGTTCAATATGTTGATCCAGCAGCAGTAGCAAAATCTATTCCAGAACAAACACAAGCGTTAAGAGTTATGGGAGAATATAATGCTGATATGGCTGCAGTTAGAATGGAAGATTATTTAAACGAAAACGGAACAGCAAGAACGTTGTTTGGGAAAATAGAAGAAGATCAAACTAACCCTATGTTGTCTTTTTTCACAGAAGGCAGGTTTGCAAAAGACTCTCCAGAATTACAAGAGCTGGCTAAAAAAAGACCAGAGTTATACAAGCAAATTATTGGCACAGATGAAGGCATATCTCTTGCAAGAATTAGAGATGAAGTAAACCCTGCAAAAAACGAATGGGGTATATGGGATGACTTTTTAACAGACCAACAAAAAGAATGGTTAAAGCGTGCACAAGAACTTGAAACACTTGGTGAAAAAAGAATGTTAGACGCAGGCGTTAAATATAGAAAAACTAATTTTGACCCTGATGACGTAGATTCACCAGGATCGTTGTTAGATGAGAAATCAATAGATGACTTGTTAGAAAACTCAGACAGTTTAGACGAAACAGTTAAAGAAGATATTAAAAAAGCATGGTCATATTCTGGAAGAAAAGTTTTTGTTAAGTTTGACAATACAGGTCAAATAGAAGGAAAGGCTGTTATGGGAACAGGCGGAAAGTTGTATCAACTAGGAAACAGAATATCATCACAAAAACGAAGATCATGGGAAACAGTTAGAGACGCTGAAAAAGAAGGATGGAGATACTTGCCATCAGATCAAGCAGTTATAGTAAATTTAAAATCAAGATTGAAAAAAGCATATGACCAAGAATTATTAGATTGGCTAAAAGTTAGAATACCAGACGAATTTAATGGGGTTAGGCTTACAACAAACGCAGAAGAAATATCATATCAATTAGGCAAAGCAGGACACCCTAATACACATGAAGCAATAATAGGATTTACTCGTTTAGCAAACGTAGCAGGAAATTTAAGTGAAAAAATAAATAAAAACATAACTACTGTTGGAGATGTGTTAAGGCTAAGTAAAAAAGATTTGTACCAATTAAATGAAATAGTTGGAGGCAAACCAATATTAAAGAAAATACAAGAAATTAAAGACGATGTCTTTAACCCAGAAGTAACAAAAGGATCTCCGTCTGGATTAGAAAAAATATTAAACAGACTAGACCCATTTGTAAAAGAAGAATTAAACAATTATGGAAATTGGAAAAGTTTTGCAATAACTACAAGGATAGCTCAAATAATGCGTGTTACGGGAAACAAAAGTGCTCCTTTAAAAACATTGAAAATAAGGCAACTGCAAACAAAAGCAGGAAATGAAGGATGGGACAAAATTTCAAAAGAAGAACTTGATGAAACTTACGATTGGCTTGCAAAAAATTACGGAAAACAAATAGAAAACAACCCTTTGACTAAAGATGATTTCATAGGTGGAGCAGAACTGTTTACTAATAAAGAAATATCTATGAAAACTCAAAATATTATAAACGGAAGAATAGATAATTACTACAACAAAGACTTAAAGAGTGCTTTAAATGAAGATGAGATTTCTGAGCTTACAACTACCTTGGGTGATTACAAAAGAAAGATGGATGTAAAACTAGAAGATGCTAATAATATTATGAAAGAAGCCAAATTGGCTGCAGGCAAAAAACCATGGGAGTTTGATTTTTTTGACACACCTGGGTTAAGAGGAAGAGCATTAAGAGTAGATGAAATTGTAGACCCTGAAGTTAAAGAAGCAGTTACAGAATTTCAAAAAGAATGGACAAGAATGAATGAGAAATTTAATGTCACTAAATTTTGGACTAATGTAAACAAATTTAATTCTGTACAAAGATTGTTTGCATTAGCAGGTGACGCTAGCATATTTGCAATTCAGTTAATAGCTTTGCCAATGACACATCCAATTATATTTGGTAAAACAGGGTTGACTTTTGGGGCAACACTTTTCAGATCAATGAAAAATAAACAGGCGGTAATAGAATGGAAAGCTAATTTTATGAAAAAAAACAGAGCTGTATTAGACAAATACCCTGGACTCCAGACATCTGATAACAGTGAGCTTTTTGAAGCATTACAACAAGGAGGAATATTTGATAACAAAATTCCTATACTAAGCACTGTAGGTAAACAAGCAAAAAAACGATTGTCTTATTTTCAAGATGCTTTTATTACAGCACAAGATTTTGCAGCAGTAGAAATGGCTAAAGCACTAGACCCGTTAATTGCAGGAGCTGCTAACACCAGAGCAAACAGAAGAATAATAGAAAACTATGTAAATAATATTAGAGGATTAAGTAACTCTGCACAAAAAGGTATATCGCCTAAACAAAGAGCAATAGAATCAGCAGTTTTATTAGCTCCAAGATACAGAAGAGCAACTGCAGCATTGTATGTTCAGGCATTACAAGGAGGATTGGCTGGAGAGTTGGCAAGAAAGTCTTTGATTAGTTTGGCAGCAGGAGCAGCTATGTCTACTTTAGCATTGCAAATATTAGTTTCATCACAAGAAGGTCAAACGGAAGAAGAATTAGAGAAAAAAATAGATAAAATGTTTGATCCTACTTCAAGTGATTTTTTAACTGTAAATGTAGACGGGCAAAGAATGGGAATAGGCTCTAAGTTCAGAAGTGATTTTAAAATTTTGGCTAAAGCTGTAAACCAAATAGGGAAAGAAGCAGACGGAGAATCTGTAGAACCATGGAATGATTTTATGGCAACATCAGATAACCCTGTAATAACTTGGATAAAGGGACAACAATCATTAGCTCCCAAAACAGCGTGGGAAGTGTTTAGTGGAGAAGACTTTTTAGGAGAGCCTGCATGGAGACCAGGAGGTGAATTTTTTAGCGTAGAAACAATTGAGAATTTAGGAGGAAGATGGGCAGCCGATAATTTTATACCTATATGGGCACAATCTCTTGCGGAAAGTTCTAATGAAGACAAATGGTCTTTAAATGACATTCAGGGCAGAGCACAAAGAGCTAGCGGAGAATTTTTTGGATTAAGAACAAACCCTATGGGCATAGGTCAAATACTTAGAGAAGCATCGTGGGATATATTAGAGAAAGACTTTGATAGTTTAGAAGGATTTGAAAAAGATATGTTAAAAGAATTGTTAAAAGAAAGAATAGAACCATTAGAAGAACAACAAAGAAAAAGAAAAACAACTCCAATTTCTATGTATTTTAATGAATCAGACAAATTAGAAGCTGACTTTCAAAACCAACTAAGAATATATGCTGAAAACAGAAGGGCGTACCCTTTTACCCCAGAAGGACACAGAAACTTTATGCGTCAATACGAAAAAGAAGAAATAGAATTAAGAGCACTTAAACGCAACGCTGGACAAGACATTGATTGGGGAGAAAGAGACGAAGAAGATTCGAACCCTAACCTTGTTGCATTAGCAAAATACAGCAAAATGTTTGACGAGTTAAGAGATGAAAATGGTTATGAAATACCAGGTGCATTTGAACCGGCTTTTAATAAATTAATAGCTACATTGTCAAGAGAACAAATACAAGCTATTTACAGAAACAGAAATAAAACTCCTCTTCCTAGAATAGTTTTGCAAAGAATGAGAATAGCAAGACCAGATCAATACAGAGAAATAATGATAAGTTTAAATTTAAGAAGACAATTTTTTATTGATATGGGAAGGAACGATTTGGCAGAAAAAGAATTAGAACGTTTTATTATAGATTGACAATTTATTAACAAAGTTATATTTTATATATAGGAGGAAATATGGTAAATGAAAATAATACATCTGATACACAGCCAGAGTTAAATTTGGTTACAGATACTACGCCTACTACAGAAGCTCCAACAGAAGCTCCTACGGAAGTGCCGTCTGAAGAAACTTCTACTGAAGGGACTGAAGTTACAGCAGAACCATCTACTGCGACAACAGAAACTACAAAAGAAGAAACTGATTTAGGCACGTATCCTGCAACAGCAGAGCCAGAAAACAATTTAGAAAAGCAATTACAAGAACAACAAACTAGGATTGCTCAACTAGAAGGAGAAAGGCAAGTTGAACAGGTAAGACAGCAAGCTGAACAATACAGAGATCAGTTATTGCAACAAGGGTATAGTAGCGACCAAGCACAATCTATGGCATCACAGTATTATCATCAGCAAAACCAAACTGTGCAACAGCAACAAAAGTTTGCACAGGAAAAAGAGTTTATAGAAGGTCAGTACAAGGCTTCCTTGCATTATGGAAAGCAGTACAATGTTGATCCAGAACAGTTGATTAAGTTCAAGACCCCTCAAGAAATGGAAGTTGCAGCACGGCATCAAGCCGAACTTAGGTCACTCAAAGAGGAAAACGCTAAGTTAAAGAAGCAACAAGTTCCTGCACAGAGCTTTGATAATAGCACAGCTCCAGCAGAAGCCAGTTCCAGTGAGGCAAGATTATTGGATCAATATAACGCAGGGGTTCGTAATCCTGACACTGAGGCAGCAGCTCGCAGAGCAGCAGGTCTTGGGTAATTTTATAAACCTTTAAATAGGAGGAAGTCGTAATGGCACAAACAGCGACAACTGGTAATTTAGAAAATGCGAGCAAGATTATTATTGCAGCAGCTAGATATACCGAGGAGCATAATGCTCCAGCAATGGCTCTGATAGAGAGCTTTAGCCTTCCAAGTGGAGCTAAACAAGTAACAGTTCCAAAAGTAGGGCAAATGACTGTATCTGATCTAACAGATGGTCAAGACATTGTTGACGAAGAAGAAATTGGAATGACAACTGTTGACTTAACAGCAGCAGAAGTCGGAGCTAAAGTTATCTTAACTGATAAACTTGTTCGTGAACAACAAAACAATGTATTCACAATAATTGGTAAACAGCTAGGTGATGCAATGGCAAGAAAGAAAGATACAGATGTTCATTCATTGTATAGTACCTTGAATGGCGGTGAACTTCTTGGAGCTACAACAATAGATATGAGAGCAGACAATGTTCATGGAGCAATAGCATATGCTAAAGCTAATAAGTTTGGTAGTCAGGTTTATATCCTGCATCATCCTAATGCAGTTGCTTTTCTTTCAAAAGAATCAGCTACGACTGCTTCTACAGCAGCTGCAGGTGAGATTTCAAATGGATGGTCTGCCGATTTATTAAAAGACTTTTATAGTGGATTAAGACCTATGAATGGTGTATCTATATTTGAAGATGGTAACTTAGAAATTGATTCTTCAAATGATTCAACAGGAGTTATTGCTGACAAGTCAGCTATGGCAGTTCTTAATTCTGTAGAGACTAGAACAGAGAGGCAGCGAGACGCATCGATGAGAGCCACTGAGGTCGTTATTACCTCAGATTATGGTGTATTTGAGTTAGATGACAGCAAAGGAGCTGGTCTCAAGTTTAAATCTTCAGCTTTAGCAACTAACAACTCAGCTTAAATATGGAGGCATTAATTGGTTAATCATTATTATGGACATGACAGAAAGAAAATTAGAAACGATATTAATAAAAAAAGGAAAAACATGGGTATAGATACATTTGAAGGATTACTACCAGAATGGCAAAGTAAAACTTCATACTATAATCATATTCCTAAATTTAATGTTGCAGGCGAATTGGAAGTTCCTTGTGGATCAGAATATAAAAATCAACCAAGTGATGCAGCTACACAGCAAAGAAGAGGGAACATTGGTTTGTTTCCTATAGAATGGGATGGCAAATGCAGACTTGAAGCTAAAGGTGACAAGTGTGTATGCAAACCTAAACAAGAAAAAGTAAAGGAAGAGGTCAAGGTAGAGAAGAAATCCTCTATCTAACCTCTCCTTCTTTAGTATAAGTGTAATCTTTGACCGAGCTTATACGACTTTTTAACAATCGGTTGAAGGCGGGGTGTATAAGATACCCGTGAAACAAATAAGGAGGAAAGTATAATGGCTTTTCCAAAAACAATTAATTTAAATTACGGCTGGGAGAAAGTACAAACTGCTAGCCAAAAACACAAACTTGGTACTAGAGGTGTGACTCCTGATGGTAGAGTATTTTACTATGCTCAAAATAGTAGTGGGGCAGACATTTCTGTAGCAGGAACATTGGTAGATGGGCTTGTTTCTGAAGCTGACCATGACTTAGACAAAGCAGCTACTGCAGCTCATTCAGTAGGCGACACTACCATTAGCTTAGAAATAACAGAGGCTTCAGGTGGATCAGGCGATCTTGTAAAAGACGAGTATGCAGATGGATATATGATATTCAATGATGGTCCAGGAGAAGGTGAAGTTTACAGAATTAAATCTCATCCTGCTCACGATGCCTCTGCTGATGCAACTTGTATATTTACTCTTGATGAAGAAGATGGAATAAGAACTGCTTTAACAACAGGTTCTGAAGCAGGACTTTATAAAAGTCCATATAATGCAATTGCAGCAGTTAATGGTGATGGAACTTTAACAAGTAGAACAGGTGTAATAGGTGTAACTACAATACCTGTAACAGCAAGTTATTACTGTTGGATTCAAACTGCGGGCATATCTAGTGTTTTACTAGGAGCACAAGTCGGTGTTGTCGGAGATGCTTTAACTGTATCTCAGGAAACAGGAGAAGATGGAAAGGCAGAAAGAGCTGACTATTCTGACGAATCTGACTTAGCTACTATAGGGGTTGCAATAGGAATCCCCTCAGCTAGCGGAGAAAGTCAAGCCTGTATGCTGCATATTAGAAATTAAATTATGCAGGTCGTAGGTTCAGAAACTTATGATAGAAGATTAATACTACCTGTCGGAGTAACTCTTTTAAACGAGTTCGGAACAGGTAGTATTAAATCCTTGTCATTTAGTTTCTATGACACAGTTACAGAAAGAAGATCGGTACTTCACAATGTGCCTTTTACTCCTAATGATCCTTATTCTCACAATGCTATTGAAACAATGATAGGTGAGGCTCATGAAACATGGTTAACACAAGTAAGAGCACAAGGTAAGAAGAAACCAAAGATGACAGTACAGGAAAGAAAGGATGCAGGTAAAGTATTAGACGAAATTCGTACTAATAAATTAAAAAGACAAGAAAGTAGCACTGGTAAAATTTATTTTGGAGGAACAAAGATTGACAGAAAAAAACTCAATAGAAAATTCAAACGGAAAGCAAGGGCAAATCAACGATAATGTAGTTGTACTACAAGAAGACATAGCATCTGCTATGGGGGAAGATGAATTGTTCAGACTTAAGGTTGTGAATAAAGCTCTAACCAGAGAAAACAAACAATTAAAAGAACAAATTAGAATAATGGGAGAATCGGGAGTAAAAAAAGCAATCAAGGAGGAAAGCAATGCCACCAATGGGTAAAGGTACATACGGAAGCCGAAGAGGGCGACCACCTAAAAAGAAAAAAACTATGCGAAGAAAAAAGAAGAAATAATTATGGCTAGAGATCCAAGATTAAAAAGAGCAGGGGTTTCAGGGTTTAACAAACCTAAACGAACTCCTAATCACAAAACCAAATCTCATGTAGTAGTTGCTAAGTCAGGTGACCAGGTAAAAACTATTAGATTTGGGCAACAAGGTGTTAGTGGGGCAGGTAAAAGTCCTAAGACAGCTAAACAAAAAGCAAGAAGAAAATCATTTAAAGCTCGACACGCAAGTAACATAGCTAAAGGAAAAATGAGTGCTGCGTATTGGGCAAACAAAGTGAAGTGGTAATAACATGGCAAAAAGAAAAGGGTTGTATGCAAATATACATGCTAAAAGAAAAAGAATAAAAGCTGGCTCTGGGGAAAAAATGCGAAAGAAAGGGCAGAAAGGCAGACCAACTGCTGCTGCATTTAGAAAATCTAAACGAACAGCTAAGAAGAGGTAACACATGGCAGTAACACAAAGTAAAACATTAAAAGATTTAAGACAAGCAGTTGGTAGAAATTTGGGTAAAATGATTACAGGAACTACTACAGGAGGATCTACTAGCACGGCTATAGATACATCTTTATTTGGTGGAGATGATGAGTATATTGGAAGTTATATGCGTTTTACTTCTGGGAACAAAAGCGGAACTACTCAAAGAATATCTGATTACACTTCGTCTTCTACTACATTAACATTTAAAACTACAACAAGCGGAGCTATAGATGGTGACGACACTTACGAGCTTTGGAGTGATGGATTTGATCCTGATGTAGTAGATGAATTAATAAATCAAGCTATATGGGAAGTAACAGGAAGAGTATACGATCCGGTAGAAAACCTAGACGTGCACACAGATAGAATTAATACCAGGTGGGAAATACCTAGTGGTTTAGCCATGATACAAGACGTGTATTACAGAGATAAGATTACACAAAAATTATTACATAATTGCAATTCTGCATTTACAGAAACTACAGACACGGGAAATGACGTAACTGTGTCTGTAACTACAGAAGATTATAAAACAGGATCGGGAGCTAACAAGTTTGTATTAGCGTCAGGCGGTTCTCCCGTTGATGGAATCTTAATGACTGCAGCTATTACATCTGTTGATTTAAGTAAATATGATTTTATAGAATTTTGGATTAAATCAACACAAACTACAACACTTGCTGATGGAGGAGAGTTGCAAATATTACTTTCTGATTCCGCAGCTGCAGCTTCTCCAAAAGAAACTTTAACTATTCCAAAATTAACAAGAAATGTTTGGAAGTATTGCAGGTTACAATTAAACAATCCTGAGACTGATACAGCTATTATATCCTTAGGATTAAAATTTGCAGATACTTCAGGGATTAATGATGGAGATGGTGTTATATTTTTAGATGATATTAAAGCAGTTAAGAATGACACCGCAGCATGGGAAAAACTAGCTAGAAACACATGGAGAATAGATAAACAAGGTACTGTGCAGGGAGCTAGCACTGCTGACTTAGTATTGTCAGACAGAGGAAGAGCATTGGCTGGGTACAGATTACTTAAAATAGTAGGAGGAAATGTGCCTACAGAGTTTTCACTAGATACTACAATTACAGAAGTCCCAGAAAGATATGTGGTTGCATACGCAACAGCGTTGGTTGCACAGGCAGGATCAACAAGAAATGACATTGATACAGATGGTATGAGAACACTTGCAGGATTTTGGCATAACAAAGCTGAACAAGCAAGAAACTCCCTACCCTTTTTGACTAACGTAAGAACAGTAAGGTAATGGCTAATAAAGTAATACAAAAAAACGAAATATTTTTAGACGGAAAATATTATCCGATAAACAAGCCTGTTCAACAAGTTTTAACTTCTTTATACCCGCCTAAAGTTACTATTGGAGACACTTCAAGAGATTCTCAATCAAGAGCTAGTGTTATTTCATGGTCTGATTTTAGAGGCGGTATAGGGATAGAAAACATGGAAGGGGCTAAAGATGTAGACAGAGCATGGTGGAGTACATGTACATTAAGATATAAAAAACATTTAGTATTACCAACTAAAACAACAGCAGTACCAGGACCCGTAGATGTATCATTAGATATAATTCAAGAATATCAAGGAGAATTATATTGCATATATGCAGACAAAAATATATATAAATACAACTCTGGTAATGACGCTACAGCTTCTGTTGCGTGGAGTTCAGCGTTAAACGAACTACCAGCTAGTGCAACAGACGCTTTGCAAGTAAGAATGGCAGGTAATATGTATTTAGTAATTGCAACAGGAACTGGCTATACTTATGTTACAGCAGGAGAAAGTGACGGAGTATTAATAAGTGGAGACACATATACAGATGACACCAAAGATACGCAGTTTCTAGCTTTTTGGCAAGATAAATTGTGGGGAATAGATAGTACAGGACAACTTTGGTATGCAAGTACTATAGGATCTGAAACAAATGATGCTAAGTTACCATTGCCTGATAATCATGTAACTGATTTATTTGTAGCTAGAAACGCAAGTGGTGACCCTATTTTATATGCTATGACAAAAGAAGGGCTGTATGCACATGATGCAACTAATGCTAGATGGGTTGAAACACAATTAGCTTTGCCTTTTCATAATGATAATGGTAAAGGCTCTGTAAGATGGAGAGATTCAGTGTATATACCAGCAGGTCTAGGAATATATAAATATATTAATGGAACAAACTCTGCGGTGGTTACAATAGTAGGACCGGACAGAGATGACGGATTGCCTTCTGACAACAGAGGAAAGATAGTAGGATTACTTGGAACTCACAATGATTTGATAGCAATGGTAGACGGAACGTTAGCACCTGGAGTAGCAGATATGTTTGGTTCATTGGAATCGCCTGTTATCCCAGACTCTACAGGGTTTAGTGCAATACTAGGATGGAACGAAGTAGGATGGGAAGTTAAATGGACTGCTACCGAAGCAGGTAAACAAATAACATCATCTTTTGTCACAGACGTAGGAGGAAATTTGGCTAGCACTAATCCATACAGATTGTATTGGGGGTTTGACGGAGATTTGTATTACCAACAGTTGCAATCAGACGTTATAAATCCTAACCAAATTGTTAATTATAATTATGAGTCTACTGGATTGCTTTATACTCCTTGGTTTAATGCAGATCAAATAGAAGTAGATAAACTAGCACTAAAAGTTAAAGTAGACACAGCTAATTGCTCTGCGTCAAATCCTGAAGCAAAAATTAAAGTGGAATACGCTTTAGACGGAAACGAAGATACTTACTATACTTTAGGAACTATTACAGATTCGACAACTCCTACTGAGTACACACTAGCTAGTGGAGTCGGAATATCATTTAGATCAATTCAATTTAAAATAACTTTAACAACAGATGATAAAACAGTTTCTCCAGACATGTTAAATTTAACATTGATATACAGGAAAAAATTAGACACAAAATTTGGATGGTCAGTTAATTTAGACATGACCAAGCCTTATAAAGGCAGAAGTCCTAAAGATATGAGATCAGATATCTTGTCAGATATAGACAGCAATACATTATTAGAGTTTACTTATCGAGATGATAGCTCCACTAATAGAAACTACTATGTAGATATAATTAATGCTCAAGGACTAGAACATACAGCAACTGACGAAAGAGGAACAACAACTATATTAGTAAGTGAGCCGTAATGACAACGCAATCTCAACAAATGACAGTTCCTCCAGATTGGGAAGGAAGTATACCAGAGTACATGGTATATAGATCATTAATTGAACGGCACGGAAAACAACCTGGGGTAGATTTTTCTTATCAATCAGCACTTATGGGAGGAAGATTAGACAAGGGTGGAGTTGTTTTAGATTTTGTGTTTACTGACCCGCCTGATCTTGCAATAAACGTGCAAGGAGAGTATTATCACTATGGATTAGGGGCAACATATATACAAAATGATATAATAATTAGACAACAAATGGCAGGGCAAGGGATAAATTTAATATTTATTGACGAAAATGATGTGTTAGAAGATGTTGATTATTATGTGAGAGAAGCATTAAATTATAAAGATCACTCCAGATTAGGAGGAGGAAGATAAAATGGCAAATATAGTAAATGCAGGATATGTATTTAAAGATGACGGAACTGCTGTAAGTGGAGCAACAGTAAGTGTATTACAAGCTGACACTTCTACTTCAGTAGCTACTGGAACAACTAATTCTAGTGGTTATTATTCAATAACTACAACCACAGAAAATGCAAATGGGTATGATGTAAAAATAACTTCAGGTTCTTCTGTTAGATATCGAAGAGGTAAAGACAGAGTTCAAATGATGGAATTAGATATAAGAAATAACACAGCAAACACTCAAGGTGGATTGCTTGTAGCAAATAACACTAACAATGCTAGTAATAAAATAGCAACCTTTGCTAATAGAAGCAGAACAGGAGTAGATGGAGATGAGATATATATATCATTTGAAATGATGAATGCTGCAGACGAGATCCATGAGTTTGCCCGTATAACAGCAGAAACAGTTGACTCTGCAAATGGAAACGAAGATGGACAATTAAGATTTGGTGTATCCGATGGAGACGCAGGTACTCCTGGAGCAATAGTAGATGTTCTTACTTTGAATACTACTACAGGCGGAGTAACTTCTGTTATTACAGATACAGCAAGTCAATATAATAGTACTATTACTGTAGGTGTAAATGACACAGGACATGATGTTAAATTCTTTGGAGCATCTGCTGGGGCATATATGTTATGGGATGAATCAGCAGATCAACTTATAATTATGGGAGCATCAGCAGATGCAACTACAAGTACAGGTAAATTATTACTTGCTACTTCTCTTACAGATGTTAATGCAAACGATGTACTTGGAAAGATTGAGTTTCAAGCTCCTTCAGAAGCAGGTGGAACAGATGCTATTGCTGTAGCTGCAGCTATTGAAGCAGTAGCACAAGGAACATTTGCTGCAGCAGTTAATGCTACAGATTTAATATTTAAAACAGGACATTCAGAAGCAGCTACCGAAAAATTTAGATTTACTTCTCAAGGAGAACTTGGAGTAGGTGGAGCTAACTACGGATCAAGTGGAGATGTACTAACATCAGGTGGAGCAGGAGCTGCTCCTACTTGGGAAACTCCTACAACAGGAGATATTACAGGAGTTACTATAACTGCTGATGATACTAATACAGCTTCTGATACAGCAGGTAGTGCAGACTTTACTGTAGCAGGTGGTTCGGGATTAACATCATCTGTGTCAGGAACTACAATAACT